ATTGGACTGATTGTGCTGTCCCTTTAGTAAACAATATAGACTAATAGACTAATATAGTTATGAGCATACCTAACAATTGGGGAGATTGGAGGCCTAACCTAACACCTCACACTGGAGATTTACAGGCAACTGATTTAATTGAGTGTACTATGATTGTGGGCGGTGTACCTGTTAACACAGCTATTACAGGCCAACAGATTATAGATGCAGCTTCGGGTGGTGGGTTAACTACTGCAGATAGGATGGTGATTGTAGGTAGAAACTCTACAGGTGTAACTCTATATGCAGGTACAATTATATATATTTCGGGAAGCACTGGCAACAGGCCTAACTATGTTAAAGCACAGGCAAACACTGAGGCAACAAGTGCGGGTACTTTTGGTGTAATTGTAGCGGACATTGCTAACAACTCAGACGGTAACGCTTTAATAATTGGAACGCTAGATAATTTAGATACTAGAGCCGTAGCTACCCACCCATTTACAACTGATACTTTAGTAGATGGTGACACGCTTTATTTAAGTCCTACTGTTGCGGGTTATGTTACAAGGGTAAAACCTTCTGCACCTAATCATATTGTATATATTGGTAAGGTAATAAGAACACACCCAAATTTAGGTACTATAGTTTATAGAATTCAAAACGGTTATGAGCTTAACGAAATACACGATGTAGAAATAACCTCAGTAGCAAATAATGATATAATCCAATATGATAGTGCTACGCTACTTTGGAAAAATACACAACCTTTAGATATTTTACAAATACAAATTTTTTCATAATGGCTACATTTACAAAAGTATTATTAAGCGGTTCTACAAATGGACAACCTATTAAGGTAGTAGCTACTGCTACAGTTGGTACAACAATACACGCTACACAAACAAGCTCAAGTATTATTGATGAGGTTTGGCTATATGCTTGTAATACAAATACAGCTACAGTAACTTTAACTATTGAGTATGGCGGTGTGATTAGCCCTGATAATAAGATAGTAGTTTCTATACCGCCTCAAAGTGGTTTGGCTATTGTAGCACCAGGTTTAGTTTTAACAGGTACAGGTGCAGCTGCTAGAAATATTACTGCCTTTGCAAGTGTGGCTAATGTTATTACTGTTGTAGGTTATATTAATAGAATTTCCTAATGAGTAGGTTTGGCTATAGGACTAGATTAGGTTTAATATACGATGATATATTAAGCAGTAGCTTTGACGCAGATGCACAGGCTTTTATTACTGCAGCAAACATAACAGATGTAACGCAACAAAGTGCTATAACTAATTTTGTAATAGGTTTAAAAACTGATGGACTTTGGACTAATTTAAAAGCAATCTACCCATTTGTAGGAGGAAGTGCAACAAGTCACAAGTATAACCTTAAAGACCCTAGAGACTTAGATGCTGCGTTTAGATTATCTTTTGTAGGAGGTTGGACTCATACAAGCGGAGGAGCTCAGCCTAATGGTACTAACGGTTATGCAGATACTTTTTTAACGCCTTCAGGTAATTTATTACAAAATTCAACTCATTTAAGTGTTTACTCTAGAACCAACTCTAATAATGGTGTTGATATTGGTGTCAATATACCTAATGGTTTATATATTATAAGTAGGTATACTGCTGGATTTTATCGTGCAAACAATAGTTTGGAAAGTAATGTAGGTTTAATTGCTCCTACTACTTCATTAGGTTTATTTTTAAATAATAGAATTATATCAACTGAAATGTCTTATTGGCAAAATGGAGTAAAACAAACTGACAATACTAGTCCCGCTAGAAATTCAACAGGATTATCAAGTTATAAAATTTATATAGGAGCTTATAATGTAAATGGTACAACAGCTTTTCAATTTTCAAATAGACAGCAAGCTTTAGCTTCTATAGGTAATGGATTTACAGATATTGAAGGTTCTAATTTTTACACAAGGGTTCAAACTTTTCAAACAGCTTTAGGTAGACAAGTATGATAGCAATTTTAACAATAGAACAAAAGGATTTATTAGTAGGTCAACAATATACTGCAGATAGTTTTTTTAATCCTATACAAGACTTTGATAATAATTGGGTAATTTCACAGGAAGAAATACAGCAAAACACGAATACAAATTTTACTTGGTTAGCTGACTTAGAACTAACACAATACAAACCAAAAGAACAAATAAACTTATAAAATGGCATACGCAAACAACGGTGAATTCAATGTACTTTATGGTACTCGCAGAAAAATGGCTAATGTACTTAAGAAGATAATCTTAAAGGAAGGTTTAATTGATTACGGTACCCTATATGAAAGTGTAAGGATTAACGCAAAGGTACCCGCTTTAGGTAACTTAGAAATTCAGATTATAGCAATGTATTACTTTGGATTCTTAAACAATGGTGCTAACCTTTGGAACGGTGGGGTAATCGAACCGTTTTTGTTATGTGCTCAATTAACTACAGAGCTAGATAATCAAGGTATCACTAATGAGATTTATGCTCAGTACACTGATTGGTTAACTAAGCGTTACCCTATTTTGCAAGTAGCTACTATTCTAGAAAGTCAAAAGAAAATTACTTATTCATTTGAGCCTATAGGTGGAAGCTTCACAGGTACTTTAACTTTTAGAGGCTAAGCTCTTTTTTCATACCTAACATATTAAACACTAACACCAGGGGTAACTCTCCTAATGCTTCGTATTTTGTTAAGTCACCACCACAAAGATTATATATCATTAACTCCCAACTCCATTTTGTAGACTTCTTAGTCTGCTCAATTTCTTTTACTTCTTCGGGGTCCATCTCTAGCTTTTCTTCGGGTGTTAAATCTTCTTCACCTTCAGGGTTAAATAGATTTTCGTAGGTCTTTAGAAAGTTATCCCTGTATTGTAGAAACTCATTAATAAGACCGTACACTTCAGTAACAGGTAACTCTAGAAATAAGTCTTGTCTATCTTTAGGACTATAGCTGTAAGGCTCATACACTAGATTAGAGAACTTATCTACCTCAGTACGCTTATATCTTATACCCGCAATAATTGCAAGGTTCTTAACATAGTCACTAGCGAAATAATGCTCAAGGTCTATGTACTCGTATAGTGTAAGCTTACCAATTGGCTTAGCCACCATGTCTAAAAGCTCATTTTTAAATGAATTCTTAGGCTGTGACTTAGTAAAATCTAGCTCATACATTAAGTCGGACATATCCTCAATATCTATATCTTCAATATCTTCTAAAGGTATGTCACAAAGTATACTCAATGCCTCACTATTGTAGGAATAGGACCCGCCTGTAGTGTCTAAAGTACTTAATTCAATGAACTGCTCTACAGTAATATCACTCCACGATTGGGGTAGTTTCATTTTTGGCTTGTTGGTTAATCTTTTGTGCTATAAAATGTAAGTAAGGAATTGCAATATTAGCTTTTAACTCCTTAAACAACTTTGCTTTATGCTTCAAATGGGCCTCAGCGTAGTGTTCTGTGTTACTCAAATCTTCACGCTTAAACATTATAGCTGTAATTTCTGCAATATAACCAGGTGCTTTAAGGATTACACACTTTTCAATTAGCTTAGTGTCACGAACTGACAGCTTAAACTCACCAACATACTTATAACCTTCAAGCTCGAATTCAGTAACTTGTGTTAAATCTTCTTTTGCACTTACATTAAATTCTTTTACCATCTCTATAAAAGTATCAATATCTGTATCTTGAAAATCTTTCTCAGGAATACCTAAATATTCAAAAACCTTTAAATGCTTTTCGATAGGGTCAAGCTCTTCATTTGAATTGATTGTAGTGATTGCTTCAAATTGTGCAATGCTTAATTCAGTTACTCGGTTAGGTAACTCCTTGTCTAAAATTGTTATCATAGTTTCTTTTTTTAACAAATATATAAATAAATTAATATAGACATGGCAAAAGATTTACCAATTTATAAAATTACCATCGACCCGCAATATGCTGAAGATGGCGAAGACTTAGGAATTGAACAAATAGCATTCACAAATATGCCCGCCATAAAGGTTAAAGGTATGGCTTTCAATAGCGAAGTAAAGGTAATGAAGTACGCTGATGATTTGAAGTATAGAATTGTAGCACCCGCTATGATACCAATGCAAATCTACAGATGTGATGATGATGGCTTTGAATATGAAGTTGAATTTTCAGTCGCAGAGATTGAAGCTATACATGGTAAGTTTATGCAAGACATGCGTAACAAAGACTTATTTAATTTAGAGCACGATCAAAGTAAAACGGTACCCGCTTATATTCTAGAGTCTTGGATTGTAGATAATCCTAAGCAAGATAAAGCTTATAGTACTTATGGTATTGAAGTACCAACAGGTACGCTAATGGTAACGGCTCAAGTTACTGATACTGAATACTACAACAAGCTTGTAGAAAACGACCAGGTAGGCTTTTCAATTGAAGGGTTCTTAGGTCTCAAATTAAAGGAACAATTAAAACTAAATAGTATGAACAAATTACCCGATGGTGAACACTTAATCGAAGGTAAAGTCTATGTCGTAAAAGGCGGAGAAGTTATCGAAATTAAAGATGTGCCTGTAGAAGATGTAGCCGCTACTGAAGAAGTAGAGATGGCAGAAACAGTAGTCGAAGAAGAAGAAGTTGAAACTGAGACACCAGCAGAAGAAGAAATGGCGGTGGACCCTACAGCAGATGCAGAAGCAATTTTAGCTATAGTAACTCCTGTTATCGAAGAGCAGGTTAATCAATTGCTTGCAATTATTGCAGACTTGAAAAACCAATTTGAAGAAGCAATGGTTACAGAAACAACAGAAGAACTAATGAGCGAAAATGTAGCTTTGTCTGTTCACGAAAAATTTAAAGCGTATAATAAATTAAACAACTAAATAAAAAACAAAATGAGAAAATTAAAATTTGATTTGGATGTACAGCCAGAAGCGTTATTAGCGGCTAATCCTGAGGCGTTTTATTCAACGGCTTATTTAACAGAAGATGTAGTTGATAACTACCGTACTTTACCAGGTGTAAAAAGTAAAACAAAATTATCTAATGTAGTATTCGGTGACATCTTACAAACTTCTACTTGTGCTTTTACTGCACCTACAGATGATTTAGGAGCTATCGAAATTGATGTTTGTGCTTTAAGTGCAATGGCTCAGATTTGTCAATTTGACCTTGAGCAGTCTTTTGTATCTTTGCAAATGGCTAAAGGTTCAAACGGTGATTTCACTGTTGCTTCTTTCATGGATTACTATTGGAATGAAATGGCTAACAAAATTCAAGGTGACTTAGAATTGATTAGATGGCAAGGTGATACTGAAGGCGAAGGTACTGTATCTTTGTGTAATGGTTATTTAGTTGGTCTTTGTAGTGATGTTGATGTAATTGATGGTGGTTTTGGTGCTGTAAATTTAGGTAATGTACTTACTAAAATGGCGGGTGTAGTTAATGTAGCTCCTGCTGCAATTATCCGTAGAAAAGCAGACCTTCGTTTTTATGTTTCTTCTAATGTTGCTAATGCTTATGAGCTTGCAGCTGCACAAGGCAACACACAAACTTATGTAACTCTACCTTTAGGATTGACTTACTTAGGTATCAAAGTTGTTGTTTGTCCAGGTATGCCTGATGATACAATGGTATTGACATTAAGAGATAACTTAATCTACGCATTTGATGCTGAAGGAGATTCTAAAGCATTGAAAGCTATTAACATGAGCGATACTGTAGCTGAGCCTTATTTGAGAACTCGTGCTAACATGAAAGTAGGATTTACTCACGTTAACGGTGCTGAGATTGTACTTTATAATGTTTGTAACGACTAATTAACTAACCTTAAGGGGGGCAACCCCCTTTATTAAAACCCTATAATTATGGCTTGTGATGCTTTAGAAACGATTGTAAAATCGTGCGACAACAACAGCGGGGGTATTTACGGTATTTGGATTAATCAACAAGACAATATTGCAAGTATCACTCCTACTGACCCTTCCGCTTCAACTTGGGAGATTTCAGCAATTACTTTAGAGGCTTTAGCTCCTAACTTTACTGAGTTTCAAATTAAAAGAAATACAGGTAGCTTTACTGAAGAAGCTGCAATTGATTTGATTAACGGTTCTTCTTATGTAACTCAAACAATTACTTTGATGTTTCACCGAAGAGACAAAGATAAGTCAAACGCAATTAAAATTTTAGGTTCAGGTCAACAATATTTGACTGCTATTGTTTTAGATGCAAATGGTTTGTATTGGTACTTCCCATACCTACAAGTTACAGGTGTTGGTGAAGGTTCTGGAACTGCTAGAGCTGACGGTTCTAAGTATTCAGTTACTTTACTATCTGAGAATGAGTATTTGGCATACGAAATAGATCCTGCTGCGGTTGCTGCGGTTATCTAATTACTGAATTACTCTATTAAATTACCCTGCCAATTTAGGCGGGGTTTTTTATTTGTAAACAAATTTAACTTTTACAACAATATAGTTATGATTTATTTAGAACAAGGCGAAATAAACAAGGTAATTTTAACACTTAGCGAAGTATCTACTTTGGTTAACCCTTATTATCTTTTCGTTTTCACTAATGAGATGGACACCACAAGCACACCTATTTTATTTACTACACTAGACACTAGTGCATATACTGAACGGTACAATTTATTTTTAATAGATGAGCCTACAGACCTCACCTTAACTAAAGGGCAGTATGTTTATGAAGTGTATGAAAGTTTGATTATACCTGTTACAATAGAGGACACTACAGGCATAGTAATAGAAGAAGGTAGAATGGTAGTTAGTGGTCCTGTAATTAATACAATATACGCATAATTATGGCATGGTACGATATTTTTAAAGCAAACAAAGCAGAAGTAGTAGAAGGTTATAAATCTTTTAGTACACCCTTCCAAAAAGTAGGCGGTGCTAACCTATCTTTGCCTTATGTAAATGGTAGATTTTCTACAGGCAACCACATTAATTTTGGTTCGGACAACTTATATCCAGAACTCCTTAATCAAATGTACTATTCTAGTCCTTTGCATGGTGCAATTTGTGACTACAAAACTAATGCAGTAATAGGTGGTGGCTTTGAACTTATAACTGAGAACTTAACACCACAGCAGAAGCTAGACCTTTACACTTTTGAGCGTAAAACAAAGCTAGATAAAATGGTTAAGGCTACCACAAGACAGTTAGTGATCCATAACAGGGTATATTTTAAACTATGCTTTAACGAAAAGCGTGAAC